GCGGGCCTTCTGGCGGTGGACGCTGCGCCGGGTGATGCCGGCGCGGCGCGCGGCCTCGTTGGCCGTCGTGCCCTCGGCCAGCGCCTCGCGGACCAGGCGGGCGCGGCGGCGGCGGTCGGCGAGATAGGAGCCGCTCGGCCCGAGCGGGACCTCCAGCTGCACCCGGCGCACGCCCGAGCCGAAATGATGCGAGAGCGCCAAGGCCTTGTCGCGGCCGATCGCCCGCACCAGCCAATGATCATCGGCCATGCGCGAGGGGATCGAGACCGCCTGCCCGCCCTTGGCCTCGGCGATCGCCAGCGCCGCGTCGATGCCGACGACATCGGCGATCTCAGCGAGCAGAGCCGGCAGGTCTGGCCAGCCGCGGCGCGTCATCGCCGGCGCATCCGTTGCTTGGCGCGCATGCCGGGATCGAGCACGGTGACGACGACGCCGGCCTCGACGACGAACTTCAACCCGTCCGCGACGATGACATAGTCGACAAGGCCGATGCGCTCCGCGGCGCGGCGGCCGCGCTCCAGGCCCGCGGCGATCGTCCAGCGCAGCTGCTCGACATCGGCGGCGCCGGAGCGCTGCAGGAAGCGGACCAGGGCGTGGTCGGTGACGCGGATCATCGGGCCGGGTCCTTCAGGCGCTTTTGCCAGGCTTTGAGCTGCTCGATCGCCTCGCGCGTCTGTGCGGGCTTCAGGAACTCCGGCGCCGAGACCGAAAAGCGCTGCTGGACCCATTTGCGCAGGGCCTCGCGATCGAGCGGGCCGGCATGGAGCGCGCCCCAGAGCGCATAGACCATGCGCAGATCCGCGCGCTCCGCCGGCGCCCTGGTCGCGGCCTTCGGCTTCCAGCCCAGGCGCTTCAGCTCGGCGAGGACGGCGTCGGCCTGGCTGTCGGAGAGATCGCGCGAACTCGCGACGCCGGCGACGCGCCGGAGCAGGCCGCGATAGGCGTCCTCGTCGAGCGACAGATCCTTCCTGGCGATGTGGATCTTGGCGAGCATGCCGGGATGGCTCATAGACCGGCCTTTCTGATCACGCCCTGCAGCTCGACCGCCCGGCGGGTGAGACGCTTCAACTCGGTTTCAAGGACGGTCGACCGGCGCGGCTTCACGCCTTCGATCACCGACATCAGCCGCTGGCGCTTCTCGTTGATCTCGGCGAGCTCGGCGCGCGCGAGCAGCGCCATCAACGGCGCGGCATCGGACGGGGCTGGGCGAGAGCCGAAGAAGCGCGACATGGCTCAGGCGGCCTCCGCGGCAGCGCGGTAGGCGGCATAGAGCCGCTCCTGCTCGCGCTCGGCACGGGCTACTCGAATGCGACAGCGATCGCGGCGCTTCTCGGCCGCCTCGCTGGGTAGGAGCGTCTTGCCGGTGCGGATGTTGATCCAGGCCTGCCAAGCATCGAGATAGGCGGACTCCGCCTCAATTTCCGCTGTTCGGGCTGCGTCGGTCTTCTTTCCTGCGAACAGCCATTGCGCGAAGAGCAAATCCGCGACGGTGAACAATGGCTCGCGCCATTCCAGAAGCTGCCGGAGCTCGTCGGCGTTCAAGTCTCGCCATGATTGCGGGCGCTGCGTCATGGTCAGGCGGCCTCGCTGTCGAACTTGCCGGCCTCGTCGCCCCAGGCGGTCCAGCCCGGCCTGGTGCGCCGCGAGAAAATGTCGGCGCGGCGCAGCGCCTGCGGCATCATCCGCTCGGCGATGTCATAGGCCTCGGCCGGTTTCTCGCTGTGTCGCCCGATCGGCGCCAGGAAGGCGGTGCGAATGTTCCGCACCGACTCGGGCCGGCCGAGCGTGCAGATGATGAAAGGCTCCGAGGCGCAGCGCAGGCGATAGCCCGTGCCGAAGCCGAGCTTGCCGTTCACCGTCGTCTTCACCCAGACGCCGGTGGTGACGAAGTTGAGGTTTAGCCGGCGGCAGAGCGCGACCTGCTGGTCGATCATGGGGTGCGTCGCCCAGACCCAGAACAGAGCATCGCCGCGGCCGAGATCCGCGATCGGGAAGGCTGCGCACTGCTCGATCGAGAGTGTCTTGTAGTGCGCCTCGGGCGACTTTCGGTTCTTGCCGGCCGTGCCCCATGCCTCGAAGCGCCATGGGAAATCGACCATGACGAAGTCGAACGACATCGGAGTGAGAGAGCCGAAGCGCCAGGTCATCGCGCCGGCTCCCAGCAGATCAGCACGCCGGTGAAGCGCGCCTCCGGGTCGGAGGACTCGGGATGTGCGGCGTGCCAGAACGCCTGCAGCTCGGCCCAATGAAGGAAGCCGTCGCGGCGCGCGAAATCGTCGAGCTGGCGCGGCACATGAAAGAACTGGTCGCGGCCGAGGAAATGGACGTAGCACATGCCGGCGAGCGCCATCCGGACCGGCTCGACCGCGACGCAGACGGGATCGGCGATGATCTTGTGGCAGTGTTTCGTCCGCATGCCCTGGTAGATCTGCAGCAGCTCACCCGGACGGGCATGGCGCGCGCGATCGGCGCGAATGGTCTGGCGCTTGACGACGCCGGTGGCGGGGTGGCCGGTCGCGATCGGCTCGACGAAGCGCTTGTTGAAGGAATAGGCGACCATCAGCGAACAGGGCCTCCCGCCTTGGCGATCGCCTCGCGCTTCGCCAGCTCCAGGCACATCTGACCCATCGTCATGCCATGGCGGAGCACGGCCTCGCGGGCATCTGCCGGCAGGGTCAGGAAGGCGCGGATCTCGTCCTCGTGCTGCTGCAGCCATTCGAGCGTGCGGGCGGCGGAACCGAGGCGCTGCATGTCGTATTCCGCCTCGCGGGGCGGGCGCAGCTCGCGCAGGGTGTCGCCGCCAATGAGAGTGCGCTGGCGGGTCTCGGCGAAGCGGACCGCCTCGATCTGCTGGCGCAGCGAGATCTTCTTCGGGGTGTCGGTCATGCCGGCCTCCCGAACAGGCTGTCACGGTCGGCCTGAAGGCGCAGGTGCTCGGCGATCGCCTTCATCATGGCGATCTCGTCGGCGGCCTTCTCCCGGGTCATCTTCCGGTCCTGGACACGGCGGGCGTAGACACGCTCGCGAAAGCGAACCTCGCGCTCGGCCGCCGCCGCGAGCTGGTCGAAGGAGAAGCGTTGGGCAATCATGCCGTCACCTCGAAAAGTTCGCGTTGGAACGGGCTGAGGCCATCCAGATCGCCCCATTGGTTCGCCATGGCGTCGGCGATGCCGGCGAAGAAGCGCGAGCGCTCGCGCCCTCGATCGAGGCCGCGACGGCCCCAGCCGGTGTGACGGTGCACACGCGCTTCACGACCCGGAACGATCAGCGTGGGCTGGAGCGGCGGCAGGTTCTTCAGCCAGAAGCAGGTGCGCTTCACCTCGCCATGGCCGAACTGCCATGGCTGCACGCTCTGGGCCGGCTCGCGATAATTCGCGATCCGGAGCTTGGCGTGCCGGTGCATCACCGGGTTTTCGACACAGATGCGCTCGATCGGCGCGTTCCAGAAGGCCGAGAAGAGCGCGGCGCCCTCATCGAGCTCACGCCACATATCGTCGAGCGAGCGGCCGGGGGGCGGGGTCGAGAGCCAGCGAACACCGCTGTTGCACAGGCGGGTGCAGGGCGGGTGGGCGACGATCAGCAAGTCCCAGCGATCATCGAGCAGATCGCGCGCGTCGCCGACGTAGTGGCGATTGCTGCCGTCATCCGCCGGAACGAGATCGCACGACCAGGCATCGTGCCCGCGAGCGGCAAATGCCCGGCGGACGATCCCGGAGCGCTCACAGGCGATGAGCGCCCTCATGCCCGCCTCGAAATGTGAGCGGTGGCCGCGGCCTCGCGAGCCGCCTTTGCGGCGACGAGCTCGGCGAAATACCGGCCGGTGCTGGTGAGACGCGCCCGCTTGCGGCAGCGGGCTTGCTCGATCACCGCGAGCCCGCGATCGGCGAGACGCTGATAGGTCGAGGGGCGGTCGCGGGTGATGTCGAGCGTGCTGAAGTTGCTGGCGAGCAGGTTCAGCTTCACCAGCGCGCGCTCTTCCTGCTCGGTAAAGCGGCGCATGGTCAGCGCTCCGGATCTAGCAGCCGGCAGTCGGCCGCCGGCACGATGAAGATCAGCCCGTCATCGGCGCGGACGCGCAGATGCGAGACGCTGGACCGGCTGACGACGCGGGCCTTGAAGCAGAGCTCGCCCTGCTCGTGATCGAAGGTCCGGACCTCAATGAGGGCCTCCCTCGCGAAGTCATCGACCGGCGCCGGCACATGGCTGAAGGTGCTGCCGCGAAGCCACATGTCAGCGGCCTCCCTGTTCGATAAGGCGAGCCCGGCCCGCCGCGCGATGGCTCGCAGTGGGGCCGAGGTCGACGTCACCGCCTCGAAGGGTTTCGATCTCGACCTTGCAAGCCTCGGCCTCGCTGATGCGCCAATGCGGCCGCTGCGCGGTGTAGGTGCGCTCAAGCGGGACAGCGCGGGAGAGGATTTCTAGAACGCGCATGCCCTCCTTCAGTCGAAGGAGGAAATGCTCGCCGCGGATCGTGACGGCGCAGTATTGCGGCGCGGCTGCCATGTCAGTTGGCCTCCGCGGTCTCGGGCTGCGCCGCCGGCTCGTAGGCGACGCCGCAGAAGGGGCAGAACGTCGGGAACATCCCGACGGCGCGGGCGCCGCGCTTCTTCTCGATGATCTCGGTCGCGATCATGAGGTGGGTCCCGAACGGCCGCAGGGTGATGGCTCGCACCAGGCGCGTGTTGCGCTCGGCGAGCTTCGCATCGACGACGTCGATGCAGTTGCAGGATGAGGTGCTGTCGCTCATCGCACCCTCACGCCGATGCAACGTTGAGGGAGATTGTCGACCAGGCGCCGTCCGCATTCCTGAACCGGAAGCGCAGATAGGCCTTGGTGCCGATCACGCGGATGGAGTCGCGGATCGCGTCCATGGCGCGCTGCCAGCGCTCGTCGGCGATCTCCATGGCGAGCATCGAGAACAGCTCGCCGCGGTTGATCTGGCCTTCCTTCTCGACGCTGAAGACGCGGTTCACCAGCGAGCGCAGGGCCTCGTGGCTGTCGGCGCCCCACTCTTTGAGGCACTCGTCGACCAGGCGCTTCGCGGCCTGCAGTTCCGGACCGAACGCGATCTGGTCGGCGATCTTCACCTCGACCTTCAAGGTGTCGTCATAGGAGGTGTAGGTGCAGTTGCCCTTGCCGTCGCTCGGCGGCACGCCGTACTGCTGCTCCAGCAGCGACTGGAATGCGGCGAGATCCTCGAAGGTGTGGCCTTTGAAGCGCCGGATCTGATCGGACAGGGCGCGGGCGTAGAACATGACCTTGCGCACCATCTCGTCTTCGAGCTGACGCTGCGCTTTGATCGTGCCGTGGGCCATCAGGTTGCCCCTGGCATCGCGCATGAATTTCTCGCCGCCGACCTCGATGACGCCGGCCTTCATCGCCTGCTGCTTGCCGAAGACGTCCGCGGCGAGGGCAGCGAGGCCGAGTTCCGTCAACATATCCTCGCCGGCGGCGCACCAGCGCTCGCGGTCCTCTTGGTCGAGCTCGCCCCATGGGACGATGCGCGACGGCGCGAATTCAGCTTTCGCTAGGGCGGCATAGATGGCCTTGCCAGCAATCTCGCGCGATGCGGCAATCTCACGCTGCATGTTCGGTCTCCTGGTTGGGTTCTGACGGCTCGCCATCGGCCTGCTCGACGATGAGCCTGGACATGGCGACGATCTCGTAGATCGAGACGCGGACGGCCTCGCGCTCGGGTGCCGAGAGCACGCGGCGAGCGGCGGCGAGCGGGTCGATCGAGGCGGCGAAGCGCAGCAGGCCGGCGCGCTCCAGCGCCTGCAGCGTGCCGAGCAGCGCGTCGGTCGAGAGCCGGAAGCTCTCGCTGGACGCCCGCAGCTCCTCGGCCCGGCGCAGGCCATGGACGATGGTGGAGTGGTCGCGATCGCCGGAGAGGCGGCCGATCGTGGTCAGGCCCAGCGCCGTCATCTTGTCGGCGAGCCACCAGCAGGCGAAGCGGAGATGGGCACGCTCATCCGTGGTGCGGCCGGCAGCCATGATTTCATGGCGGCTGACGCCGGCGACGGCGCCGACCGCCTGGACGATCATGTCGAAGGTGACGTGACGCTCGCTCATGCCGCGTCGCCTCCGCCATCGAGGGACGGGTGCGGGGCGCGCGGAAAGCTGACGACGTTCGTCTCGCCGATCGGCATGGCGAGGGCGGCGAGGCCGGGACGCGAGACATGCACCGGCCCGCCGCCGTCCAGCTGGCGCTGGAGCTCGGCCTGCTGCGCCTTCAGCGCGGCCTGATAGGAGGGCGCCGGCTCGGGCTCGGCGGCGCCGGCGACAAGCAGCAGCTCGTCTTCGAGCTCCTCGACATCGCCGGCACAGGCCTGCAGCTCGTCGGCCTTGCGGGCCGCCAGCGAGACGAGCTCGGCGAGCCGGAGGCAGTTGTCGACCGGCAGATCGACACTGCGGCGCCAATGCTCGCGCAGCAGCTGGGCGATATCGCGCAGATCGAGGGAGAGAGGCTTCGCCTGCATGGTCAGCCCTCCCGGCCCGGCAGGGACGGCGCCCGGCCGAGATTGCGGCCATGGCGTTCGGCCTCGTCGCGTTCCAGGTCGGCGAAGGCGAAGCAGCCGACCAGGCTAAGGGCGACGCCGGCGAGCAGGAAGAAGGCGTAGACCTCCCATTGCTTGACGTATTGCAGCGTCACGCCGGCGAACCAGCCACCCAGCGGAACCATGGTGAGAAATGCGAGCTTGGCACCGGACCGGATCATCAGGCGACGTCCTTCTGCTGGCGGTTGGGGCAGCGGCGGCAGGCGCGATAGAGCCGCGCGCGCGCAGGATTGGCGGTGCTGAAAGGCTTGCCCTGGTTGTCCAGGCACTGATCCTTGGTGATCTCGCCGAGGATCGGGCACTCGACCGTCTCGCCCATGAGCGCGCCGCGGATGCGGGCGAAGAGCTTGGGCAGGTCGCCATTCTGATACTTGTTGGCGAGCGCGAAAGAGACGGTCGCGTCGGAGTAGCCTATGCGTTTGGCGACACGCCGCGAGCTCTCGGCCTTGCAGGCTTCGGCGAGCGCCCGGATCTCGGGCGGCATCGTTTCACCCCAGCCGCGGCGGGCGCGCTCGATCTGGTCGACCTTCGGAGCGCTCATGCGGCCCTCCGAGGCGTTTCCGGATCGGTAACGTTAACGGTTTTGCCGCTGTTGAGATCGAAGACGAAAGCCGTTCCGACCACAGGCGCGCGCGGCCCGGTGTCGGCAGAAGGCTTCAGGCGCCAGAGGCCGCCGCGATCCTCGACCAGGCCAGCCTTCTGGAGGGAGCGGCTATAGGTCCGCACGGCATGCGCGGTGACCTCGCATTCCTCTGTCGAGGCGGCATCGGCGAGGCCGTCGGGCTTCCAGCTGCGCATCTTGCGCATCGCAGCCCAGATCTGGCGCTGCTGCTGGGCGCCGCGGCCATTGGTCATGCGGCCGAGCGGCGGGGCATCGCCCTGCACCTGGACGGCGTAAGTCGGGCCGTATGTGCCGGAGCCGACGATGTCGAGCACGCGCTCGCGATGGAGCCACTGCACCCATTCGGCGATCGGCGGATAAGCGGCCGGCGCCAGAGCGGCGATCGTCGCCACGGTGAACTGGCCATATTCGGCACTGAGGACGCGCATCGTCCGCCAGGCGATGGCGCGCGCGTCGTCGGGAAGGCGGGCGGCGCTGACCATCACGCAGCCCTCGCCGCGAGAACGAGCTTGCGGATATCATCTTCGTAACGCACGGCAGGCGCCCTGCCGGTGTGCATCCGGCCGCCATAGTTCGAGCGGTTCAGACTCGTCAGACCGGCCGTCTGAGCGAACTCCTGGATGTGGGAAACCGTCGTCGAGATTCGCCGCGCGACGCCGCCGCTTTCGATCCGCACCAGCTCCAGCAGATCGTCGGCGATCTGCAGCTGCGGCGCGTAGGCCGTGGCGAGCTTGCGCGTATCATCCAGATCGCAAGGCTGCGCCGGAACCCAGTCGAGCACGCGATCATGCACGCGTGGCGTCGGTTTAAGCTTGGAGACGAGCTCTTCCTCGCCGATTAGGATGATCGGCGTGTTGCTGTTGTCCTGGAGCTCGCGGATCAGCTCGATCCAGCCCTTGTCGATAGCCTTGTCGGCCTCGTCGATCAGGAGCGGGCGATCTATGTTCTCGCCAAGCCGGAGGATCGCCTTCTCGGTGAGATCGGCAACCGTTCCTTTGGTCTTGCTCTCGTGAAGTTCTTCCAGGAGCTTCTGGAGGAACTTCTTGCGGGTCCAGCTCTCCCCGATGGTCAGGATCGGCGCCTGGCACTTGTTGTGGACATAGATCGCCGCCTTGGTCTTGCCGAAGCCCGGAGGGCCATGGAAGACGCCGAAGCCGGGCAAGTCGTCGTTGCGCTGTTGCAGACGGTTGACCAGCGTCCAAAGGGCGGTCACATTCTTGAGCGGGGCGAAGCGCTGCTTTTCTTTCTCTTGCATCTTTGATCCTCTGTATTCTCATCTTCTCGAAGGGCTCGCCGTTGCAGCGGCGGGCCCTTTTTCCGGCGGCTCAACGCAACGCCGCCTCGCCGAAATCCGCTTCGATCGTCGCGTGAGCCCGGTATTCGGGCGTGTTCCGGTAGCCACCGAGCCAAACGGCGTCCGCCGTCGCCAGCTCGACGCCGTCCGCCATGCGCGTCTCAAGCTCGCGGGCGCGGCGATAGCGTTGGTGGGGCGTCTCGGCGGCTCGCAGCGGAGTGATGTTCGGCGCCTCGGCCACAGTCAGATCGGCCTCGATCTGCGCGTGGATGGCCGCATCGACCGGTACCGGCGCGAAGCGATCGCCGCGGCGGATCGCCGCCGCCTCGAAGCCGGCATCGAGCGCTGGCGTGGTGTGGATATCGGAACGTGCCGGGAAGGCGACGAGCTTGCCGCTGGCGATCGCCGCCTCGGCCAACCGGCCGTCGAGCACGGTGCGCTCGGTGACCCGCTTCTTCGTCAGCGTGCGCACCTCGGCCATCTGCTCGTCGATCGCCGCCCGCTGCGCCGCCCTGGTCTGGGCCAGCAGCGCGGCCGGATCGACGCCGGAAAGCTCGGCATTGACGCCACGACCCAGCAACTGGTCGCCCTCGGCGTCGAAGAGCCAGATCGTGCCCTTGTCGGCGGGATCGAGCCGGACGAAGACCTCCGTGCCAGGTAGGATTCCGGGCGTGAGATAGTGCCAGCCGGCGACGCGGACGCCCTGCTTGGTGACGGTGCGCAAGCCGCGCGCGTCCGGCGCCTGCATCAGAAGGATGGCGAGCGCATCGGCATCGACAGTGCGGATCGGCCGCAGCGAGCTCGCGGCGCGCGCGAAGGGCGTGATCCTGCCGAGCCCGCCATGCTCGCGCTGCGCATAGATCTCGTCGGCCCAGCGATCGACGATCACCTGCAAATCGTCGCCGGTCATCGTGACGTTGAAGGCGGAGTTCTCGTCCTGGCCGAGGCGCTGGCTGAAGGCCTTGCGGCCCTCGATCTTCTTGCGCTGAGCGACATTGTGGCCGACGAAGCCCGGCAGCATGCGGGCGCAATCGGTCTGGAAGGTGCGGATATGGCGCTCTACGTAGCCCTTCTGCCAGGGCGAGAAGGCATCCGAGCGGATGGCCTCGACCTGCAGCTTGGCGAAAAGGCGGACCGTGGCGCGGGCGACGAAATCGCTGCCGTTATCGGTCTTCACCGCATCCGGCACGCCCCAGGCGAGGATCGCCTTCCGCATCAGCAACTGCACGGCCTCGGAGCGCGGCGTCTTCGAGACGAAAAGGACCAGCCGTCGCGACCAGACGTCGATGCAGACATAGATCGAGTGGCGGCCGTCGACGCAGAGCGCGTCCACCGGCGAGGCGTCGATCTGCCAGAGGGCGTTGAGATGCGGCGCCATATGGGCGTAGGAGCCCGAGGTCCGCATCTTCGAGCGGAAGCCGTCAGGGTCCATCATGCGCAGCAGCCCGGCGGCGTACTCCTGTTTCCAGGCCTTGAAGCGAATCTCGAAGGCACGCAGGCCGGGCAGAGCCAGCCCTTCGCCGGCGAGCCGGGCCGAGAATTCGCCCTGCACCGTCTCGTGGATCTGGCGGGCGGTGTAGAGCTCGTTGAAGGAGTGCACCGCGAGCGCGAAATGCTTGATCTCGCCGTCAAAAGCACTGTCGAGCACGCCCTGGCCGCGCCGGCCGGCGCCGCGATCGACCGCGAGGCGGCCGGTCTCGCCCTCGCGGGAAGCCGAGAGCCAGCGCAGGACGGTCCGGGTCGAGAGGCGCGGCAGGATGGCGGCCGCCCAGGCCGGCATCTCGACCCTGCCGAGGTTGTAGAGGTCGACGAAATAGCTGATCGCAACCGTCTGCTTCATCGCGGACAACCGGATGAAGGCTCGAAGCGCGCCGAGCACGGCCAGGCGGGCGTCGAGCTGCAGCGTGGCGGCGCTGGTGGTGCCGGCGGCCGGCTCCGACGCAGCCTGGAGCGCCTCGCCGGCGACGGGAGCCGGCGCCTCGGCGCCGAAATAGGCGATGCGCGCTGCGACCGGCAGCAGATTGACATGGTATTCGAGCCCTCCGCCCCGGCCGGCGCGCTGGCGGCAGAAGGCCGAGAAACGCGCCCAATCCTCACGCTTGGCGAGCTCGACGACGTTCTGACGCGTGGTCGGCATGCCCGGAAGCGCCAGATCGGCGATTTCGGAGGAGGTCAGCCAGAGTTTCACGCCGTTTCGCCCTTCTTGGCGCGGGCGGGCTTGGTTTGCGGCGCTTTCGCTGCGACGACCTTGGTCTGGATCATCCGGTATGCCGCCTCCAGCTGGCCGGGCGACAGGCGAGCAAGCAGCGCTTCAAGCTTGGCGAGAGGCTGATCCTCCTCACGCACGGCGCCGCCCGCCGGCACCATGCCCGCCGAGACTTTCGCCTTGGCGAGATTGGCGGCGCGCCCCTCGGCGATCTCGCGCGCGACCTTCACCTGATCAGCAGGATCAAGCGCGGCGAGCGCCTGCAGCTGGGCCTGATTGTCGGCGACCTTGGTGCCGCGGATCAGCGTGACGGCTTCGGGGGAGAGCCCAGCGGCGAGCTCGCGGGTGCGGCGGATCGAGCGTTCGGCCAGACCAGTGCGGCGAGCGGCTTCCTTCGAGAAGCTCGACCAGTTGGCCAAGTTGGCCAACTGATTTTTCTCGCGCCATTTCTTCGACTTGCGGTCACCGCCATTGCGCGCATCCGCGTGCTCGGCGGCGAACATGTCGGCGAGCCGGCCGACGAAGATGGTCCGGTCGAGCGCAGTGAGCTCGTTGCGGATCAGATTGGCATGGATCTCGTGCCTCTCTCGCTCCTGCAGCGACAGGGGGCGGATGCGAGCCGGGATCTTAGTTCTGCCGAGCAGTTTGAAGGCTTCGAGACGGTGCTCGCCATCGACGAGGATGTAACGATTACCGCCGGCCGGCGTCGTCGCCACCGCGATTGGCTGGTGCAGATAGCTCTCCGCCACCGAGGCCGCGATCATCTCGACGTGGGCGCGATCGACGAGGCGCAACCGGTCGACGACGTCGATCGCGGCGATCTCGATCTCGATTTCGTGGTCGGGAGCCGAGGGAGGCGACGAGATGTCGAGGACGTCGCGGCTGGCATCGGGATAGGCGGAGGCGTCGCGCATCAGGCGGCTTTCTGGACAGAGATCAGCGGCGGAAGCGAGCGGGGTCGTGCCGAACGCGGAACGACCACCGGGATGAGGCGAATGGCGGAGCCATGGCCGCACGCTCGCAGGAGCGCGACGGTCTGCTCGATCGAGGCTCGCTCGGGGTTGCGGCTGTTGGGCTTGCCGGGCCGATAGATCTCAACGCCGGGCCGCAAAGCGCCCGAGCCGTCGTAGTGGTTTGGCCAAAGCTCATTTGGCGAGCGACCGGTCAGGGCGGCCACCGCAGATTGGACCCGCGGAACCGCCCGGCCGTTGCAGTGTAGCGCCGTATTCCATTCTGAAGCGGAGCAGCCGAGCACGATCGCGACACGCTCCGCACTCAAGCCGGCCTCGTGCAACGCGGCGACAACGTTTGCTTTGATCGACAGAGCCATCACGCGGCCCTCTTGTGGCCGCGGCGGACGAGGCGCTTGCCCGACGCGTCCCAACGATCCGGCCAAAGGATATGAAGCGGGATGCGCAGCGCTTCAGAAATTGCCCTCTCAGCTCCGCGTTGCGGGCGGTGCAGCGCCGCGCGCAGAGCCACATCGGACACGCCGTAGCGCTCGCCAATCGCGGGCAGGAAACGGAACTTGGATTTTCGAACAGCGGCAAGGATGTCGGCTTGGTGCATGCGCAGCTATCCAATTGGCGGCACGGGCCGCTTTCTGTTAACCATCGGAGTAACGAAAGATACCGTACCTATCTTTTTGGATATAGGCAAGCCTGATGTCGAAACGATCGGATGATTCAGACGCCGAAGAGGTCGATGAGGCTCTGCTGCAGCGCTTTAAGGAGGTGGTCGAGGCCGCCGGAACGCGCCAAAGGGCTTCGGAACTGACGGGCTACTCGACTCAACAGATATCCAAATGGATCGCTGGGAAGGCGCGCATCCCCTTTCGGCAAGCAGCGATTCTCGCAAAGGCGGCCAATCGCTCCTTGGACTGGCTTGCTAGCGGGAATGGGTCACCGTTGTTGGGACCGGATTTTTCCGAGCAGAGGGCATCGCCCGAAATTGAGGGCGACGATGACGTCGTGTTCATCCCGCTGCTCGAAGTCATCGCGAGCGCCGGCCCAGGCATTGAGAACTCGAATCCGGTCGCGAAGGACCACCTGCCGTTTCCGCGCCGCTGGCTCGACCAACTCAACCTTCCAGTGGAGTTCGCCCGCTTCCTCGACTCGCGCGGGGACAGCATGACGGAGACGATCAAGGAGGACGCGATCTGCCTGGCGGATATCCGGTGGCAGAGGCCTCGGCTCGACGCGATCTTCGTCGTGGTCCACAACAACGACGTGCGGATCAAGCGCATTGGCCGCGGCATGGAAGGGCGGGTGACGCTGATCAGCGACAACCCGCGCTATGAGACCGAGGTGCTCTCGGAGCCGGAGGCGCGATCGCTCAAGATCGCCGGCCGGGTCGTTTGGGCTGGAGGGAAGATATGAAGACAAGTCACATCGGGTTTGGTTGGGTCGTCGGTGCGATGATCGCGACGTGCCTGTCCGCCACTACTGTCTTTGCGCAGTCCGCCAAACCCTCAAAGAGAGATGCGCTCGGCTGTATGGAAAAAGAACTCCAAGATCGGATAGCCAAGATTGCCAATTCTGGCGATCACGAAGCCTTTAAAAAGTTGGCTGGAGCTGCGGTTATCGCCGGAAAGTGCCGGGTCGTGAGCAAGGGAACCATGCTTTTCGTCGAGGACACGGCGGTTTGGTCCGGATTGTTCTGCTATCGTCCCGTTGGCGACGTCTCGTGCCTCTGGATGTCGAGCGATTTAACCAGGCCTTGAGGGCGGCTTTTCAGCCGCCCTCGACAGTTCAAGCGACCTTGAAGGCGCCTTCGCCAAGGCCCCAGCTGTCGAACTCCTCTTCGCTGGCATCGGTCATGGCATCAACCTCGGTCGAGACGATCCCGTGCCGGGCAATGATCACGGCGTCCTCCCACTCTCCCGTTGCGGGATCGCCGGTGCGGCGGAACGCGACGACGCCGGCGCGGCTCGGCTTGAAGCGCTCGAACATTCGAACGGCATGGTCATGATCGCGCGCGGGGACCGGTTCCTCCGCCGAGATCTTGCCCCTCGACCCCTTCACG